TTTCAATGTCAATGGTTAGTTCTTATAGTAGTAATAATTTATTTATTTCTGGAAAAGCATACTGTCCAAGTTTTACCAACTATACACAACAGGATGGTAATACATTATCAAGTTGCTTTATAACAACTTGTGGTGGTTCTTATTTAATTCCAACTTCTTAAGAAATTAAATTATTTTAGTATAATATATAACCAAAAAATATGTACTCAAAGGAACAACTTTTTGACGCTTTTTATCCCGTTCTAAAACAATACACTGACACAAAGGAACAAGCAGTAGAAATTATTGCTGATTTATTTAGCATTTTACAAAAAGCTCGTCGTGCAGTAAATGCTTCTCAGTACACAACTGATGCTAGAAAAACTCTAGATGCAAATGACGAACGAAATGTTATTTTACAAGAATTTTACAAAAACAAACAACATACAGGAAAATATTTTGGCTTTTTACCTTATGGTGTTGCTGATACAATGGTTGGTAATTTATATAATGAGCCTTTTGACGACCCAAGTAGAGTATTTTTTAACACACCTTTAACAGGCCTTGGGCTAAGAAAGAAATCCAAAGGTCGTCCTTATAAAATCCATAAAACAAAAATGACTAAAGCAGAATTAGTCGACATCCTTCATGAACATGGTCTAAAAGGAAATATGTCGATGAAGAAAGAAGAACTAGAAAGAATTTTCAAAGAAAATGTCAAAGGAGGTAATATTCTAACCAGTGGTATTTTCAAAGAATTTGGAGATTTTGGATCAAAGTTAATTGACGAATATCCTAAAAAAGGCCTAAAATATGCTCTAGAACATCCTGATGATGTTGCTAAACTTATCGCAAAATTATTTTAATTATATAGAATATAATAATGGTCAAAAAAGTAGAATATTCATTTAAACTACGAAAAGCACCTCATCCTCCAAATCCACAAAATCATTATTGGGTCATTAATGAGAATGGTCGTAAAATGTCCAAAGATCCTCTACCAAAAGCTAAAGCAGAAGCCCAATTAAGAGCTATTTATGCAAGTAAAGCAAGAGAAGGAGGAGCATATGGAAAGAAAAAGAAAGATAAAATAATTCAAATATATTATCCTAGATCTTTTTATGATGCTGATGGTAATCTGTGGATTCCAGTTCATGAAATAGAACAAAATAATGCCGATAAATATGATCCATATCAAGATGGTGAATGGGTTTTAGCCAGTCTAAAAGAAATAATTCATCAAGGAATACCTTTTTATAAATATGAACCACTTGCTTCACCAAGTACTCCAGTTCATGAAGGAGAAGGTCTATCAGATATTCTTTCTTCAATATTCTCTTGGTTATCTCCTGATACATCAAAACATGTCAAAGGATTAGCTAAAATACCGAAGGATATCTATAAGACATCACGTAAATTCTAATTTCTATTGTTCCAATTAAATTCCTTTGTCCAATTACACGAAAACACCATAGATTTCAGTTTAAAAACGTTTTTAAACCCTTTATTACATTGTTTTCACCTAAAGACCCAAAGGAAGATATAAGGATTTAACTTATTTAGTTTCTCCATTGGTATTGTATCTGCATTTGTGTTGAATGACCCATCTTCTTTGATAGTTCTTCACGTTCCTTTGTTGTCTTTCCTACATTAAAACCTAATTCAGGCCGACTTATATAGATGTGTCTAAACATGGTAAGTGAGAAGTTTGGATTATCTAAAAGAGTTTTCAGCGTATTATTTGCGTATATTGTCCAACTCTGTCGTGTCCGATATTTCTTATAAGTGTGAGTCAAAAAGAGATAATTTGAATATTCGTTGTCAAATGTCTTTCGATCTTTTAGACATTCTAATATGTCATTCATCACTTTTGTAGGAATAGGGATTTCTATTCTAGAGTATTTTTTACTTGTCTTGTAGTCATTTAGAATTAAGAGACCTGAAATGTCATTACCTAGTTCATCATCAAAAATAATATAATTACCATCTCCATCATCTGTGTCCTTTAGTTGACAATTAAAGTAGTCAGCCCTCACTGGTGGAAGATCGAGGTAGAGAGTCATTAATAATCGTTCTTGTCCAAATGGTAATTGCTCTTTGATTTTCTGTAGTTCATCGTAGTCCATAAATGCTAATCGTTGTTTTGTTGTTGGTCTGTGTTCTATGTATCTCTTTTTTATGCTCTCTGAAAACTTTGCTTTAATTTCATTCCACTTTTGGAATAGATCAAATTCTTTCTCTTTTAAATTATCGTTGTTATAAATGAAGTAAGCCATAATTGAAGAAATAAATGAAACTCTTGTGCTGTCTGTGATGTCCATCTCTTCAACTAAATTAGAAATTTCTTCAGGTGAATGAATAATTTCATCCATATCCATTCCAGTAATGTTCATTAACTTTGTTAGTTTTACAATGTACAAATGTTTACTTGTTGGTCTTAGAAAATGAGTGTTCAAAATACCTCTGAATTGATTTGAAGGATCTAATTTACTATTTTTAGAATTTTCCATTTTTATATAATATACAAATATTTTTTTTCCTAAATAAATAAATTATTTTTTCATAAATATGACAAAGTAATTATTTAAAATATTCTTAATAAAATTGATTTTGATTTTTTTATTTGACCTTTTTAATAATTGAGGCGTTTAGCAATGATACTTTTAGTAATTGCACGACCGCCTACCTTTTTCACTGGCTCATCATCATACTCAGAGTACTCTGACTCAGAGAAATCGTCAGCATTATTATTGCACTCATCACAATCAGCAAGGCAATCATTGCAATGCTCATCGTAATCGCATCCGCACTCTTTATCAGCTACACCACGTCCATGTCGGCGACGGTGATGAACCTTCTTGCGATGGATCTTACCAGCAATAGCCTTTTTAGCATGATGGACAACAGCAGGAACTAATTTATGAAGTGCTAATTTCTTAAATCCATGATGAACACGTCTCATAGCATGGGATAAAGCCCCACCAAAAGCAGGATGATGGGATTCGAAGTTCTTATCCTGAGAACGAGCAGTCTTAACGATATCAACTGAAGCAACACCAATACGACTAATACAATCAGTTCCCGACAGAGTGTAAATACCCTGATCAACAACCTGAACGTATAACTGGAAAGTATCAGCACGGAGATTGAAACCTGAAACTGTTAACTGGAGTTGCTGATTGTATGGTGAACCAACAGTGTACTTTGACCAATCAATTGGAAGTTGGCTTCCATCAATACGGTAAACTGAACCATAAGCACCAACATTTTGTCCTGCAATAAGGACATTGCCAAACTCAGCGTACGACTTCTGAATTCCCTGTTTATCAGCAAATTCCTGATAAAGAACAACTTCAGAACAAGATGCGAAGTTACCACTAGTTACGTAGTCCATCGAGAGTGATTTAATACGGAAACCTGGAGCTTCTGATGCATATGCGATGTTTGAAGCATTCTGAGATTTACCAATCCAAACATAGATACATGCAGGAACATACTGAAGTGGTATAGAAGGACTTGTAAAAATCTGAGTTGTTCCAACAGTGCCAAGTGTAATTGGGTTGCTGGGGTAAAGAGCCTGATAATTGGTAAGAGGATAAGTGGTTTCTTTGGGAACATCAAAAGACTCATCAACTATGTACTGTGTGTAGAGAAGAACTGGTGAGTTATTACCAACTAACTGGATAGAACCAGCAACAATGCTTTGAGCAATTCCTGCGACAGGAGTTTGGATGCACTTCACGAGACGAGAACCAACATCAGCATTGGTAAGGAAATTACGGGTCACTGCGAGAGTGTTCAGGTTAGCCCAGCAACGTGCAGACTCAACTGTCATGGCAGTAGTGGGATTAAGAATTGGCTCAGTAACAGTGAAAACAATGGTATATGTCTGATTTGCTCCAGTAGCAATTGGGGCAAGAGCAGGAGTAATTGAAACATCAGTAACTTGGCTCCAGCGTGGAGTATTTCCATAAGTTGCAGTTGAGAAATCACCAAAAGGGTTCTTAACAGTACCGGAAGAACTTCCGTAAACAGGATTTCCGGCGGCCGCCGAAGCAGGATAAGTAGAGAAAATATCGAGAGCATTAGGACACATCGATAGATCATACTCAGACATGTCAGGAAGCTTATTAAAAGTAAGGATCTTATCACAAAAATTTTGGGGGTTGATTGTAAAGGCCTGTCCATTAAGCTGAACCTGAAGCATGGTACTGTTCATGAGAAGAGGCATAAAGTTGGGACAGCAGAGAGTCTCTAGAGTAGGCGTATAAGCCTGACCTGAGGTATTTGCAACATTAACTTGGAACTGAATAGTCATCTGTTCGAGAAGATAATTGCTAATAAGATTATTTTCACTAATATTAATGTTGTAACTTGTACCTGAACCAAGAGATTGACCAGTTGATTGCTGTACTTTGTAAGTGACCGAGGCGGCCGAATGAGGTAGTCTCATCACTGGTTTACCGAACTTTTTATCGGCATTTGCAAAAATAGAGGGGTAAGAATTTACAAATTCAACAGAATCGACAGACATTTATTATATATTATATACAAAGATTATAAATATTAATAATTTAGAATTATTGGAAGAATCCTTAATAAAAATAATTTAGAATTCTTGATAAATATTTATTTCTTAAGAATTTCATCTCGCTTCTTAAGAACAAATCTAATACCACTCCATCCTTGTGACCCATTAATACTAATTGGAACTATAACATTATCGCAAGTCATTATCTCAAAAAGTAATTCTATTTGCTGTAATGGATCATAACTTGGTAAATTAATTGGCATGTCAAGAATATCTGCTGTTGCTATTAATGTTGCATTGTTTATTCCACTTCCTACTGTCGGATTAATATCTACTATCTTAAGAACTCTTTTATTTGGAGGAAGAAGAGAACTATTTGTGTAACCACTGTTTGCTGGAATAATCTGAGTTCTTGCATTAGCAAGACTTCCTGATGGAATACTAATTATCAATGAATGAGCATCAATCATGAGAGATACGCATTCGTTTTCAGATAAAAAGTTCCATTGTGTAGTTGCAGTTGTATAATTTGCTAAACCACTTGTTGTTGGAATGAAGAGGTAATCCATACAATTACTAAAAGCACCTGAATAACCTGCTCTTTGTAGGCCGTTTGGCGGAAGAGTCAGATCTGTGTATTGAGACTGGAATCCAAAACGGAAAAAGTCAAAATAACGTTCACACTGAGAATTCATGAACAACTGAATATTTTGCTCACCAACATCAGAAATAATTGCGTCACTCATTGTTAAATTATATAACCCAGTATCTGCTTGATAAGTGAAAAATATATCATCTATAGATAAATTTCCTGTCCTTAAAATATTTGCAATTGCAGTATTTACTAGATCAAGAAATTGACTAATAGAATGAATATTCCAGTAACCACGAGAATAATTTGCAGATGAAACGCCAGTTCCATTGGCAAGAGGAGTCGTTAATGTAGAATTTTCAGAAACATATTGACAAAAACAACCCATCTGAGTCCATTTTGTATTCTGCTGGACTCCCATTGGAAACATTAATCCAACATTTTCTATATATGTATTTGAAGAAGTGTCAAAAATAGGTGTTGCGGATGAAAGAACCACTGCTAAATTCATTCTGTTTGTCTGAAAATTGCTAAATTCATAATTTTGATCATCGAATGAAGAATTACGTAAAGCATTAAAATATGGAAGCTCACTTGCCGTTAAGTAAAGGCTTTTAAAATAAAGATTCCACTCTGACATGTGATCAACAATTGGTGCAGAGGTAAGACTAATTAAACTACTAATAGGTGTACTATTTGCTTGATTTGTAGCACTTGCTTGAACATTTAAGACAGTCATTATACTTTTTTCATCACTTGCCATTTTGTAATATATACTATATAGATATTATTTAAATTAAAATCCTAAATAAAATATTTTTTTCTAAATATAGTATATACATAATGAGTGTTTCTTTAAAAAAAGAGAAAAAAAAACCTTGTTGTTGGGATTTTAAGAGAGAAGAACCTGAATTAGAACTAGTTGTGACTCCCGAAAGTAAATATTATGGTAGATGGGTTTGCAAGTATTGTAAAAAATTTTATTCAATGTGTCCGAATCCAAAGTTTGATGATTTATGGAACATGAGAATAAAATTTATCAAAGAAATTCCTCAAGAACTTCTTGATAAAATAACAGATAAAGAGAAAGAATTACTTGATTCCCTTGTTAGAATAAAAAATATTAGTCCTGCACAATTTCAATGGTTCAAAGCAATTAAAAAGAAATATGATTTAGGTGAAGAAGAAATACCGGACTGGAAACGGAAGACAAGAGATGCATCAGTAGACACAAGTGACTTAGATATTTATATTAGTAAATGTAAAATTATAAATCCTTATAAAGAATTTTTATAATGGAATTATTACAACTCCAAATCTTCTCTCAATATCATTTAATGACTCATTTATAGTTTTCTTATTCCATAAAAGCCATCTTGACCAAAATCCTTTGGTTTCTATGTCAGACCAATCCTCTCTTGAAGCATGTCTGTCAATGTAGAGTCTTTTTCTTTCATCGTTTTTATGTTGTGTATAATCTTCGTATCTTGAGTCGCCAAATAAAATGGTCTTTCCATTTGGCAAAAATGCTCTATATTTAGGAATTACGTTATGTAATTTCTGTAGTAAAATTACGTATTCGGGCATTATATTTTACAGAGAGATTATTTTTATTACCAAGCTTGTTCTCCATCGTCTTCTTCTACTTCTACTTCTAGATTACCTGCTTGAAATTTACCAGCTAGATCTGTAATAAACTTACCCACTTTGTGAAAGATTGGGGCTTTCTTTGCTAAATCTGTCACATCTTGGCTGATGAAGTCTGTAATATTTTGAGGAGGAACTGTCGGAAGACCTAAGCGTTTTCTTGTGGTAGAATAGTATAATGCATTTACTAATCCTTGTATATAGCGTTGACAATTTGAAAATATTGGATCGTACTGATCAAATCTATCACTATTATAGGTTGTTTTTATAGCATTTGCAATTAATTGATTTAATGTTGGTTGATGATCTTCTATACCAACTGCCATTTGTTGAACATTTTTTCCCTTTTCCTTAAAGCTTGAAACTTTATCCCACTGAATCTTTGGTCGTCGTTCTGTTTTTAAATAAATGTATTCTCCAGTATCTTTATTAAATAATTCTAGAATACCTGCTAAATGATAAATTTCATCATATTTACCTTTTAATTTATTGAATTCTCCAGCAGATAACCAATTAGAAACTTTCTGTACAAATGATTCAACTGGAGATCTCACAATATTAATCCCTTTTACTATATAATTTCCATATTTTAGAAGAATATCATCTGTTGCTTTAGAGCCAGTTGTGTTTTGCTTTCCAACTGGCTTTGTGTATCCGACCATGTCTTTGGCAAGTGCTGGATCAATATCTCCTGCAAATCTTCTTGCTTTAGTTTTTGCAGAGAGAAGACCACCTAATGATTTATTTAGAAAAGTAGATGGATCAACAATATTAAAATCCTTAGCAATAATTGACCAATATTTTGTTCTATTTTCAGGACTCCTTAATAATTTCTCTGCATCGACTAAATCATCATTAGTTACATTATTATCTACTGGAAGACCTCTTATTTCATTAAATAAAATTTGTAAATCAGGAATTAATTCACGATCCATTTCGAGATAATTTGTGTATTCATGAGGAATGGTTGTTCTAATAATATCAAGAAGACCATCTTCAAATACTAGTTCTGTTACTTTCTGTAAAGCTTTCTCAAAATCTTCTTTGTAAACTTCAGCATTTTCTATATAATTATGTAATGGCATATCTCTACGATCATTATCATAGATATAGAATGCTTTGAATATTTCTTTTCCAATGTTTCTTAAGTCATTATCTGCAGTTAATAAATATGTTTTGATATCTCTTATATCTTTCTCTAGTTTTCTTTCAAGTTCCTTTTCTACTTCATCTCTTAAGAAATTAGATTTTTCAATTATACCTGAGACTTTATCTGATATTTCATCATAAATTTCATTTTTCTTTTTTATATCGTTCTGCCAAGGGACTGGTCTCACAGAAATATATTCTTCAAGAATTCTAGAAAATATATTAGGATTATAAGTTATAACATTTGTTGGATCTCTTGACTGTTCTCTGTACTTATCCACGACATATTTTATAAAATCTTTTATAGAATTTTCGTAAGCCTTCTCTACTAGTGCATCATAATCGATTTCTTTTTTTGCTTTAGGAATTTCTAAATATTTTTCTTTTTTAGGATTTGGAGGTATAGGTTTTACTCTAATACGTGAATTGAACGATACTTTCGATTTTGATTTTCTCGGCATTTATTATATAATATTACAAGAAAACAAATCTTTACTAATTATATATAACAAATTATGGATGCCTCATTGCGAAAGAAGATAAAAGTTGCTGTTGCTAATTTACTGAAAGAGAAAGCTGGTAAGGGTCTTATGGCTCGTCATCGGTCTGCTTCTCGTTCCCGAAGCCACTCTAGAGGACGTTCTATGTCACGTGGTCGTGGAGGAGAATTAGTTCTTCCGTTAGACGCTCGTGGTGGTCGTCTGCGATCTCGTTCACGATCAAAGTCTGTTGGACGTGCTAGAAGCCATTCTCGTGGACGTGTTGCAGGAGAATTAGTTCTTCCGTTAGACGCTCGTGGTGGTCGTCTACGATCACGCTCTCGATCAAAGTCTGTTGGTCGTTCACGTTCTCGATCTATTGGTCGTATGGCTGGTGCAGTTACTCTTTCAGGTCTTGGTGCTAGAAAGCGATCCCTTTCTCGTGGACGCAAAGTAGCTACTCCTGCTCAAAAACATGCTCATGCTCTTGCCAAGAAGGCCATGGATTACAAAGTTAAACATGGTGTTACTCTTAAACAGGCTTGGGCACATGTTCGTAAGTAAATATTTTTATAAAATCATATTTTGCTAAAATATTTATATTTTTTTCTTAGATATAAATATATTATAGAAAAAATGGAAACTTTGAAACCTTCAGAAGACATTGAGTACTATTTTACAACTGATGAACCTAAAAATGATGAAGATTATAATCCTATTGCTTTAATAAGTCATGGAGTAAATAAAGGAGAAAAAATATTTATTCTAAAGGATTTAAAAGAGAATGATAAAAACCTAACACGTGGAGGAATGGAAGTATTAACAAGTTTTCTTGAAAGATTTTATCCTAAACTTCCTAAAGTAAGATTTTATAATTTAATTGATCTTATTGTTGGTAAACCATTAGAAAAAGAAGACTTAATTGCAGTAAAAATTTATAATGAATTTCTAAAGTATAAACAAGAAAAACCTGCTATATATTTTGAACATAGTACGTTAGAAGTGATCCCTGATTTGAAAAAGAGAGAAGTGATTTATATTTCCGCTAGATCAGGATCAGGTAAAAGTACTTGGATTGGAAATTATGTCAAATTATGGCGTAGAATGAATAAAAAATCACCCATTTGGCTCATTAGTACAAAGCCTTTATCAGAAGAACCGGCTTATCAAGGCTTATCTCTGAATCAATTAGATATTTCTGTTCCTAATTTAAAAAAAATTGTTGGAGTTGAAGACAAACCAATGAAAAAATCAAAGTCAATGTATGATTTTAGCACTGGCGATTTAGAATCTGAGGCTGATCCTGAAATGCAAAAGAAACCTAATATGAGTCATATTGATTTAACATTACAAGAGACAAATGTGGCTTACCGTAATTTTATTGACGAAAATACTGGAGCATCCATGGTAATTATGGATGACTTCGATGGTTTATCTAAGATTCAAACTGATTTATTATATAATATTCTAAAATCCATTGCAGAACTTGGAAGAGCAAAGAATATTTATCTAATTGTTTGCCGTCATTCATTGGCTGACGCACAGAAGACTAAATGTATTATTAATGAAGCAACAAAGTTTGTTATTTTCCCTAATGGGTTAAGTAAGGATGGAATTAGTTATTTTGTAAATTCAAAGTTAAATATTAGTCGAGATGCTTTCCTTGACATTATGAAGTTAAAAGGACAACACATTTGGGCATCTATTTCTACCTGTCAACCTCAGCACTACATTACTCCTCATAGCGTTATAATGATTTAATTCTTCCGATAATATCATTGATCCATTTTGCTTGTTTTGTAG